AGGAGGCCCAAGTTTTACTTGTTTTTCCGACTAGTCGGTTCACATCTACTGATGTGACAAGTCTACCTTCCGAGTAGACCCTCTGTCCCAGACTTAGGTGGTAACACCGCTAGGACTGGACAACAACGACGTATGCGCTTTCTAGTTCGTTCGATTAAATGACTAACTAGCTAACCGGTCGTCACGTTAACACTCTAGCAGGAACAGCTGCATAACAATGCAACCGTCCCTGGTTTGAGACACGTGAGGTACTTAAGATGTGAAGTCACCTGAGAAGCACATCGAATCGCACGGGAGGCCTAGATATGCCAGCGGTACTGTAGTTCCCGCGTTCGAATATGCGTGGAGATACCTGGATAATAGTTTCCTACTGCCGTCTACGTCATACAGCATCTTCGCGATCCGGCTAGTAGGTACCTTCTTGTGCGCCTTCTGTACTCTGACCCCTGTGGGTTTATGTGGCTTGATGCCCATCAATATCTCCATGAAGTCCTGGTCGATCATCTTTGTGTAGATCAGCATTTTCATAAGACTTGGTTCAGATGCTAACTCCATTAGAGCTTTTTCCTCATCCTCCGTCAGTTCTATCTTGGGCATGTTTTTTATAGGGTAGTCCCCTGCCGTGGCCGTGTAACATAACTGCCGCAACTTAACTGCCAATTTCGGGTGCAGGTTCTTGAGGAAACATGATGCTGTAGCTTGTAAGCGGGCCAGCTTCCTTATGACGAAGACTTCGTTATTCTCTGTTAGGAATATATCCTTCGACAAAAATTCTGCGCGATTCTTTAGATAGTCGGAAGTCTTTATTATGAGCCCTAGTCCCTTCTCTGTCTCCTCTGTCGGCCGAGTATCAAACGAAACGGTATTCAAGGCGGTTTTTATCGCTTCTTCCGTCTTCCCTGAAGTCAGCAGCAAACTATCGTCTCCCTGCACAAACGCTTGTATGTCTGATGAGTCGTGGATGTTCCTACCGGACAAGTGGGCTACGTATAGCAGATAGTGGGCAGCTCTTATACAATTCCCTAGAGTCGTTCTTGTCGGGCTGCCTGAGAACACAGTCCCAGTGGCTTTGAATTTCGCGATTGTCTTTCTACCTACCTGGAAGTTGATACTCATGACAGTCGAGACGATTATTTTGTGTAGCCTGGTCTTTAACTTCTTCGTGAATGGTAGGTACTTCTCAATCCACGGCCAGACGCTATCCACGAAGTAGTTGTCTACTTTCAGCAGATCCTGGCTTTGGGTGCTATCA